CAAGCGGTTGATGCACTGAAGCCCCGTTTGAAGGCCGGGAAGCTAGTCGAAGATCATCTCTGGGATCGCAAACTCAGCGGTTTCGGCGTGAAGGTCACGGGGTCAGGCGCGAAGTCCTACTTCGTTCAATACCGGATTGGCGGGCGCGGTGCTTCCACTAACCGATGCACCATAGGCACGCATGGCGCTCCGTGGACACCATCCGACGCGCGAACCGAAGCCGATCGCATTCTGACGCTCGTCAAGAAGGGCATTGACCCGCAGGAGTCGAAGAAGGCGAAGAAGCGGCAAGCGGTCGACCTCGCTTTCGACAAGTACGCGAAACACTTCCTGGACCAGTACGGCGAACGCGCGTGGGGCGGGAAAACGCTGGCCGACAACAAGCGTTATCTCACTTCGCCAAGCTCCGCTGCGGTGACGGTGCTTGGCAAGAAGCCAATGCCGGACATTAAGCGGTCAGATATTGCTTCGGTGTTCGATCAGGTTCCGGCAAAACAGCCGGGCTATGCTCGCAACCTCTACAGCGCCTTGCGACGGCTGTTCACATGGGCGGTAGAGCGCGGCGACATTGATCGCTCACCGTTCGAAGGCTTTAAGGGTCCGGCGCCCGTAGCCGGCCGCGACCGCGTTCTAAACGACGATGAGCTGCGCCTTGTTTGGCTTGCCACAGCGGAGCTCGGTTATCCCTTTGGGCCGCTGTACCGTTTCCTCATCGCGACCGGCCAAAGGCGCGAGGAAGTTGCTTCGCTGGACTGGCGGGAACTCAATCGTGAACTGCGGCAATGGGCTTTGCCCGCGGCGCGCTCGAAGAACAACCAAGCTCATATTGTGCCGCTGAACGAAATAGCAGTGGCAGAGCTGGATGGGGTTGCGGGCGGTGAGGACTGGCCAGCGCGCGGGCTGGTGTTCACGACAACCGGCAAGACGGGCGTTTCAGGGTATTCCAAGGCGAAGAGCAGGCTCGATGCCGCCATGCTCGATCTGTCCGCTCGGGATGCAGGGGAGGGGGTAGAAACGCCTGAAATCGCACCGTGGCGCATCCACGACTTGCGCCGCACTTTCGCCACTGGAATGCAGCGGTTGGGCATTCGGTTTGAAGTGACAGAGGCGGTCTTAAATCACGTCTCGGGCGCTCGATCAGGCGTGGCGGGTATTTATCAACGGCACGACTGGCGCGACGAGAAGCGCGCTGCGCTTGAGGCTTGGGCTCGGCACCTGCGGACGCTTCTTGAGCTGAAGGACACAACTAACGTTGTGACGCTCCATGCGTGACTCGATCACCGCAGCCGATATAGGTCCATCCTGGCCACTGGAGTGGTTTACTCAAAATTTCGAGAAGAGCTGCGCGGCGCTCCAGTTTTCAGACGTGGAGCCAACGATGAGGCGGTTCCTGAAAGACCCTCGGGCGATCGAGCCTCATTACCCCTGGTTAGCCTTCGCTGTTTACAGCTACCGCCGCGCAGGAGGGCAAGGGAAGGATCAGCAGGATCTTGCCCCCGCGGACTTCTTGAAGACTCTGGCCGCGATCGCTGTGCACTGTCGAGAGCTTCAGCAGCAATTGGCAACCCTCGATGATGCGATTGGTGCCGCCGCAGGCAGCGGTAACTGGCCCAAGTTCCAAGCGTACGCTCGGGCGCAGCACCTAATGCTCCTCGCGTTCGGCACCGGCACCACAGGGCTATGGCCCTCTGAACACGCACCTCCCGAAGCGCGCGAGCGCTTCTCACAGTGGGAAAGTTATCTCTTGGGACTTTCGGATGCCGCAGACGAGGGAGTTGAAGCCATCCGGAATGATCGTACTGTGCGCGGTGGCAGCGGCCCGCGCCAACCCGGCGTGGGGGTCTTTGTTTCAATTCTGGCCGCCGTTTGGGAAAGCGCCACAGGCAGGCGGGCGTCAGCAGAAAAGGTCGAAACCAAGGCGACGAATGATCCGCCGTTCGTCCGGTTCGTGAAAGCGATCGCCCAGGCGGCGAACCTTCCGCCACCAACACGAAGTACAGTTGCAGCACTCCTGCGACCCCCGTTTGTCGTGACAGAAACCCCACTTTAGGACCGGCAGCAAGCTCCCACCCAACGGCGTGTTTCAACGCCCTCCAACTCAGTCACTCTTCGTCCATCGGAGGCTAACAGCCTCAAGGATGGAGAAGGCTTCGATGGGAAAGTTGCTCACAACGGACGAGGCGGCTGAGCTTATCGGCTGGGCGCCTAATACACTTGAAAAGAAGCGGGTCACGGGCGGTTCGCCGCCCTACTTAAAGCTCGGGCGATCGGTTCGTTACCGCGAAGAAGATTTGCACGACTGGCTTTCGGCACGAGTTGTCAGCTCAACGTCTGAGCCGGTGCCGGCATGACCTGGCCACCTGGCGAAAGAGGCGGCCCGACGCGAACCGGCACCGCCTCTCCCTTGACCGCAGCCGACCAAAGCCGCGAAAACCTTCCTAGGCCGTGCGCAAATGCCAGTGAATCGCACCTGGCACCCCTCTCGAAAGAGCAGGCCGCATTGTACGGGGCAACGTCGCTTTGTGCGCAGCGCGGACTTACCGCACCGATGGACGAAGAGATTCTTTCGATCACGGGCTTGTCCAGCTTCAGCAGTCCAAACCGGCTGATCAACAGCCTCCATCGGCGAGGCTTCATTGAGCCGCTCGGGACGTTTCAGAACGGCCGCTGGCTCCGTGATCTGATGACTGGCACGGCGACAGCGCCGCCTCGTTGCAGAAATCCGCATTGGCGTTCGCGAACGAACCTACAGCGAACGGTCAATTCGCCCGACAATGACCGGCATGGACCGGGAGATGGGGCATGACGGGTCAGCCGATCGGCGTTGGCCCGCCTAATCCAGTAAGCGTTTTTGCTCCCTGGTCGACGCAGGGTCAGCATGCGCAACGGCTGAGATTATATAAAGCCCGCGATATTGCCGGAGCCCGCGCCGCCCGGTCACAGGGCTGGACAGCTGAGGTATTCCGCGGCGCCGAACAAATCGCCAGTGATTGGATCTGGTCGCGCGCAAGCGAAGACGAACTAAGAGCCGTCGCTAACGTAGTACTCCGCCTGTTTCAGGCAGGAGCCGCTCTTGAACAAGTGGAGAGCGGCAATGCGTGATTGGGCGACATGCGAGCCGGAGGATGCTCCGCGCCCAGCCTATCTTCGAGGTATCAGCGCCGCTGATCTCATGGCGAAGCAGTTCGAGCCGGTGAATTACGTTGTGCCGGGGCTGCTCGCCGAGGGCGCAACGCTGTTCGGGGGCAAGCCCAAGATCGGCAAGAGCTGGATGGCGTATGATCTAGCGCTCGCCGTCGCGTCTGGCAGGCCGGTATTCGGCAAAATCGCAATCACTCAAGGCGACGTGATCTACCTGGCGCTTGAGGACAGCGAACGCCGGCTCAAAAGCCGACTGCTGAAGAAGGGCGTCCGCAATCCGCCGGAACGGCTCACCCTCGTTACAGAGTGGCCGGACCTCGACAACGGATGCATCGCCGAGCTTGAGAAATGGGCCGGCGCCGTGACGCGGCCGGCGCTCGTCATCGTCGATGTCCTCAAGATGGTGCGCGGAGCGCCTAGGTCGAATGAACAGCTCTATGACGCGGACTACCGTGCGCTCACCGGCTTGGCAGCCTTTGCGCGCAACCGGGCAATCGCGGTTCTAGTGGTCCACCACACCCGCAAGATGGAGGCCGACGATCCGCTAGAAAGCTTAAGCGGAACGAACGGGCTTACTGGCGCCGCTGATTGCGTCATGGTGCTCAAGCGGGACATTGGGACAGGTAACTGCGTGCTTTATGTCAGAGGCCGCGACATCGAAGAAGCCGAGAAGGCTGTCCGCTTCAGTGTCCCAAACGGCACCTGGGAGTTGCTCGGCAACGCCGATGAGGTTGGTCGCACGAATGAGCGCCAAGCAATCCTCGATACCCTGCGCGCGAGCGGTAAGCCTCTGACAGCGCGAGAGGTTTCAGACATTCTCGGCAAGAGCTACGAGGCCGTTCGCAAGACGCTGGCCCGAATGAATCATGGCGGCGAAGTCAACAAAGAGGGGCGGAGTGCGTATACCTGTCCCAACAGTCACAACGTCCCGAACACCCAACATTGGGACATTGGGACACATGGGACAAGAGATGTGAGTCAGAGCCGTGGTCCAGGTGGTAGCATCCTTGCACCCGGCGAAACTGGCGACGAGCCTGTGGAGGGCTTCTAACGCCGTGCCGTTAGCGCAGCACTCGTGCCCGCGCGCGCGAAGGCTTGCCTTTGCATGTTGGGCCTGCGTTCCGCCTCGTATATGCTAACGCAAAGCATGGAGGGCGTTATGAATCGCAATGTCATTATTATGGTTCTTCTCGTCGTGGTAATCGTGGCCGCTGCTGCCCTCTTGGTTATTCGGCGACGGCGTCCGGGTGCCTAACTAGATAGCGCGGTCCCTACCGTTTGACGGCGCGCACGCCGAACAGCAACGGAGCCGCGAATATCCAATCAGCGGGCCTTAAGAGTGAAAGTGGCGCATCTGCCGCACTAGGAAAGCACGCAGGAAAGCACTCTCACCGCATTTGTGCTTCGATGATTGCCAATGCTGCTCGATAAACGCGGGCGCCGTATTCTCCCCACCAACGGTCTTGGATGATGGGGTGACGGTCCACATCGGCGGCCTTCTCGTGGAAGGCGGATCGGCTCTCCACGATAACAGGCTGTTGACCGAATTGGTCTGCCGAGATGTCAATGAACAGGCCTTCGTGTTCGAGCCAGGCGTGCCATTGCGTGTTAGTGCCAATCAGATGGCCGACTTCGCCGCAGGCATAGGTGGCCTCAATCCCGAACTGATCTAGCAGGTAGCGGGCCAGCAACTCCGCGCAGTGGCCACACGCGCCTCTTGGAAAGGCGTCAATCGTCGCGGCCTGCCATGTAGCTGCATCGACCGCGCTCAAAGCGCTGCGCAGTTCCGTTGCCGCGCGCAGAATTTGGCGGCGGCGATTCAGCGGCAAGGCTGTGGTTCGTACAGCTTCAGTCATGGCCCGACAGTCTCTCTACTCGGCTGAACTCCTGGACGCGATGTGGACGCGGCTAGAGGCCGGCGAAGCGCTGGCGAGCATCTGCCGCGACGAAGGTATGCCTGCCGTCCGCACGTTCCTGGAATGGGCCGACGAGAAGGAAGAGGTTGCTGCGGCTTATTCTCGGGCGCTGGAAGCACGCGCGGAGTGGTTTGCTGGCGAGCACGACCGCATCCGCGTTACCGCAGTCGATCGGGACACTGCTGCCGCTGCTCGTGTGCAACTTTCTGCGCTTGAGTGGCGCATGTCGAAGATGGCGCCCAAGCGTTACGGTGATCGTCTCGACGTGAACGTTGATCACACGCTCGATCTTGGCAGCGCCATTGATCGCGGTCGTCAGAGGCTCCTGGACGCCCGCAGAGAGGATGACCCGGCACTCCCGCCACCTGAGGCTCTCCAATGAGCCGCAGTGCCAAGCTAAAGCTCGCGGAGACCATTGCGAGCTTTGCCTTCGATCCCTTTTCCTATTCGCTGTTCGCCTTCCCCTGGGACACGCCTGGGACCGCGCTGGAGGGACTGAAGGGGCCGCGCCGCTGGCAACGCGAGACGTTGCGGGAGATCGGCGATCATCTCGCCAATCCCGACACCCGTTTTCAGCCGCTTCGTATTGCCATCGCATCGGGCCACGGAGCGGGTAAGTCCGCGCTGATTTCGATGATCGTGAGTTGGGCGCTTGCCACCTGCCCGGACACTCGTGTCGTGGTCACGGCCAATACCGAAGGGCAGCTTCTCACCAAGACAATGCCGGAGCTGATCAAGTGGTGCTCGGCCTCAATCACCCGCCACTGGTTCAAGACTTCGGCAATGAGCATCGCGTCAACCGAGAAGGGCAGGGCGCATTCGTGGCGCCTCGACGCAATTCCGTGGTCAACTCACTCGCCGGAAGCGTTTGCCGGCCTTCACAATGCTGGCCGCCGCATCGTTCTTATCTTCGACGAGGCGTCCAACATCGCCGATCGAATCTGGGAGGTCGCCGAGGGCGCTCTAACCGACGAGGCAACCGAGATCATCTGGGTTTGTGTCGGCAATCCCACGCGCAACAGCGGTCGCTTCAAGGAGTGCTTCGGCAAGTCTCGAAACAGGTGGTCAACCCGGCACATCGACAGCCGCACGGTCGAGGGCACAAACCTCGAATATCTGAACGGCATGGTCGCTGACTACGGCGAGGATTCCGATTTCGTGAAGGTGCGAGTGAGGGGGCTGTTCCCGTCGCAATCCTCCATGTCGTTCATCGGTTCAGATGCGGTCGACGCTGCTCGCAACTTGGTTCTACCGAATGACCCGTTACTGCCGAGCGATCCGGTGATCTTCGGCCTCGATCACGCCCGCTTTGGCGATGATTCCACCGTGCTTGCAATCCGGCAGGGCAGGGATGCCCGTTCGCGACCTTGGCGCACCTGGACCGGCGCGACCAGCATGGAGATCGCGAGCGGTCTCATGGAAGCCGCTGCTCAGTATTTTCCGGATGCAATTTTCATCGATGCTGGCGGCCCAAATGCAGGCGGTGTGATCGATCGCACTCGGCAGCTCATGGGCGACGAGGCCGATCGGGTTTTCGAGATCAACTTCGGCAACTCGCACAAACAGATGGAGGCGCGCTGGCAAGGCGATACCCGCGTGCGTGTTGCCAACAAGCGGGCGCAGATGTGGACCAATATGCGGGCATGGCTTGAACGCGGCGCATTGCCGGACGAGCAGCGCCTGTCTGACGATCTGACCGGCGTTGAGTACGGTTACAATGCTGACAACGCGGTCCAGCTTGAGAAGAAGGAACATATGCGCTCCCGCGGGCTAGCTTCCCCGGACTGGGGCGATGCCCTCGCACTTACATTCGCCGAGGACGTGATGCCACGTCGGCCCGAGTTTCTGAACCCGGACAACTATCGGCCGGCCCAGCCATACGATCGCTACCGTGACCTCGAAGTATTCGGTGGTGCGCGATCGGGACGCGAAAGTGATTACGACCGCTACGCGGAGTGATCGTCCCTGCGATTCAACGGCGCCGACACGTATCCTAAGCCCATCCTCGACTGAGGAGGGACTACGTTGAAATCCGAAATCATCAGCACGGCCCTCGCGGAGGCAAGTATCGCCGAGGGCCATCGTTGCGGCGCGCTAGGAAGCATCACCGCTGGCATTGAGGGCCTGGCAGGCCACGTGCGCGATTACGTCGCGGCCCGTGACAAACTGATCGCTGAAGCTCGGACCGCGTACTCCGCCTGTCCGTCCGATGCCGCACTCCGAGCCGACGTATTTGCCGGATGGATGGGCCAGATTGCCGAGGCGCGAGCCGAAAAGGAGCTTATTCGAGCGGCCCTCGCCGAGGCCGGGTTTTCCGTATTCGGCTTCAACTTTGAGGAATCCGCCGTCCGTAAGCGCGACACGGGCAAGGAGAACGGCGAGCTAACATACGAATTGGCAACGCGGACCCGGCGCTTCCTCGATACGATCGCACCATCTGACACGGCTGAGGCACCCTAGGGCATGGACCAGCTTCAGCCCGAATCAGGCTTGCCCGCCGCCGCCCTACCAAGCGAAGAAGCGGCACCCAGCCCGCCAAGCGGGCCGACGCGCGAGGAACGGCTTGCCGCCCGCTATCCGAACGATCCGCCAAAGGACGCGCCTGCGGCTCCTGTGAAGGACGGCGAGAAGCCGACGGCCGAACAGCAACCGCAATCTGACACCGCTTATTCCTTGAAGGCCCCTGAGGGCTTCCAGCTCGACGCCGGCATGATGGAAATTGCTTCGCCCACGTTTCGAGACCTGGGGCTCAACAACGATCAGGCGCAAAAGCTCGTGCCGCTCGCCGTCAAGTTTCAGGAACGGCTCTTTGAGCAGCAGAATGACAATTTCCGAACTCTGAAGACCGACTGGGCCAAGCAGGCAAAGGCTGACCCTGAAATCGGGGGGAAGAACTGGAAATCGACTGTCAGCCTGGCCCAGGCCGCGTTGAAAGCTGCCGGGATTGGCGACAAGCACGCGTTCCGCGACCTGCTGGACGACAGCGGACTCGGCAATCACCCGGAGATGCTGAAGGTCTTTGCTAGGCTC